TGAAATTTCACCTTCTGGATCATTTAGGTTATTCAGTGGACGAGTTGGTAGATTAATTTCTTGACACAAGTTAGATTGCCGAACTGGAGCAATATCTTGAATAAATGAACTATGAGTATTAGCGTGATCAACATTCATAAGATAGATACGGCCAGTATTTTTACGTTCATTCATAAATGCTGAGAATAGATCACTTGCAGGAATAGATTTTTGTCTAATAGAACTATCGTTTTCAGCAAGTTCATATAACCGTCTAAATTCATCTTGGTCATTGAAGAATGATTCATATAAGCCTGGAACATCTGCAGGTGAAAACAATGTGATGTCACCACCAGTCATTAGACGTTCATACATGAGTTTATTAAACTGTACACTATAATCTAAATGACGAACACGATTATCTTCTGTGCCTTTATTATTTTTTAGAACAAGTAAATCTTCTACTTCTAAGTGCCACAGTGGATAGTGTAAAGTAGCAGCGCCGCCCCGAACGCCACCCTGTGAACACGATTTAACACTTGCTTGGAACATTTTGTAAAATGGAATAACACCAGTATGCGTAGCATCACCATTTCGGATTGGCGAATTGATAGCACGAATACTACCAGCGCCAATGCCGATGCCTGCTTTTTGTGAAACATACTTCACAATCGCACCTGATGTTGCTGTTATTGAATCAAGAGAATCGCCTGTTTCGATAACAACACAACTACTAAATTGACGCTGTGGTGTTCTGACACCAGCCATTACAGGAGTTGGTAAACTAATGTCAAAATTACTCACAGCATCATAGTAGTCTTTTACCCATTTCATACGGGTATCTTTTGGATAGGCAGAGAAAAGAGTTGCAGCGATAAGAACATATGCAACTTGAGGGGTTTCATATAATTGCTTAGTAGCACGATTTTGTGCAAGATATTTACCACGGAATTGTTCCATGCCGACATATGATATATTGAAATCTCTTTCGTGTTTTACAAACGAGTTAATTCTTTCCCATTCATCATCATCATANGAACCTAATAGTTCAGAATCATAAAATCCATCATTCGTATTTTTCTCTACTATCTCTTTTACATGCCAGGGATCAAATGACCCATACACTTCTTTTCGAATATGATAGTTAATAAGATTACCTGCAACCCATTGGTAGTTGGGAGTTTCTTCACTAATCAAATCTGCTGCAGATTTAATCAACGTTTCTTGAATCTCTGCACTTGTTATACCATCATAAAATTGAATATGTGATTTAATCTCTACTTCGCTGGGTGACACTCCAGCAATACCATCACACGCAAAGAAAACAACCTTATGCATCTTTTCCAGGTCTAGTTCTGCTTTTGTGCCATCTCTTTTTGCTACATTAATCATTTGTTCTTTTCTCCGAAATTGCATTGTATTTACACATTTTAAATTTCTTTAATATCTATTGTTTATGTCTGCATCTTCCATACCTGCGACTCTTAATTTAATTATATTACTAAGTTGAAAATGCTTAATTTCAAATCCTTTAGTAATACCTTGAAATTTATTTCTCATTAATGCAACCTGATTGATCAGTTCCGATATTGCGACAACTTCCGCCTCGCCGTCTGAATATTTTTCAGCATCCCTACTTGATAATGATTTATTATAGTTTTCTAAGTATTTACGTAAATATTCGCTTCGCTTTTTTCTTAGTTGTATATTTAGATGTTCTAGAATTGCTTCTATTTCTTGTAACTGTCCAAATCTATGTTCAACATATCCAGGAAGTTGCGTGGATGCTTTTTCTATATTACCAGTTACTTTGACTTCTTTTTTTGCTTCTGCAAGTTCGATTTCAAAGTAATCTAGNAAGNNTGGAATATTATTCCAATCAGCAACTATCTTACTATACCAATTCATCCTTCATACTCATTCCATTCATCATTCCATTCATCATCGCTATCATCATCTACAAAATATCTATCAAATGCAGTTTGCAGAATTTTGTCATTTTCAGTCATTTCAAATATTTCATTTTTTCTAATACCAAATTCATCACATACTTTTATTAGACGTTCTGCGGCTTCCATCTTTTCTTTTGCTGGAATAAAAGATTTAAGTACATCCCATACGCCAATTATTATCTCGGTATCGCCAATTGCCATTAATTATACCTCATTAATTTCTAAGTTTTCATCAATAATTTCCCCATTGACATCTACTTCTAATGATTCAAGACCATGTGATTTATCATCAATATCAATATTATTCCAATCATTAATTACAATATCAAGTTTTTCATCTGTCCAGTTTTTTCGAAATTCAATAATTTCATCGCCAGCCTTAGTTACATAACGTAAGCGATTGCCCTGCTTTACTAGTAAACCTTTCGCTTCAAAAAATTCAATGAGACCTGAGTACGGAGACATGCCAGTTTCGTATGGAATTTCTACTTGTACACTCTCAAATGGTTTTGAGTAACGTGTCTTGACAACTTTACAAGCGGCACGAATACCATGTACTTGAGATGTTTTAACACCATTTGCATCTGTTTTCAACTTTAGTTTACGCATCGCAATAACGATACTTGATGCATAGATAAAGCCCTGTCCACCAGAAATCTTATCATCTGGATCAAACATGTCCTGTGAAGCATATGTGTGATTTGTAGCAATCATACCGATGTTAAAATCACCAAACATATTAACACAGTTACGAACTAGTGCCGCTAGTGCTTTAGGTTTACGACCCATATCACCTTTCATATCACCCTTTTCAAACTGTGATACATCAGTAGGCGTTAACATCATGCCTAGACTATCAAGTACAAAAAGTACTTTAGGACGCTCGGCATCTTCTACATCACCGTATTCTTTACGATAATCTGTCATAAAATCTGATATGATTTTGGCAACATCATCAATCATTGCAACATTTAGTTTTAGTAATTTATCATCACTAGTATCAACATTAAGAGCATGTAGCCAACTTTCATCTAGTGCATTTTCACTATCAATAAGAACTACAAAAATACCTTGATCTTGTGCATTTTTTACGATATTTCCACTAGCAATATATGACTTGCCTGCGCCAGACTCGCCCGCAAGAACAGTTACTTTGCCAAGTGGAATGCCTTTGTGGAAGTCATTAGAGATTAACTTGTTTAGACAGTAGTTACCTGTAGATATCCATGTGTCTGGATCACGAAATCCCATAGACATACCTGGGACTGATTTTGTAATTGATTTACGAAACTTAGACGCATCAAATGCTTTCGCCATAATAGACTCCTATATTAAATATATGTGTATTGGTGGGAGGGCAAATTGCCCTCCCGATTAATCTACTATTAATCAGTTTTACGATTACGGATCATTGCAAGAATATCCGATGCATCTGTTCCTGCTGAACTTGCTTCTGCTACAACTGGTGCTACTGGTTCAGGAGAAGACGTTGGCGCAGGAGAAACGGCAGGTTCGACTGCTGATGCTACTGGTGCTACAACTTGTTCTGGTGATTTTGTAGAAGATACTGATGAATTACCATTTGCGTCTGCACCTTCAGGAACATCCAAGCCATATGGTCGATAGTAGTTTCCCCACCGCATCGGATCATACAACTCTCCGTCAACCGATGCTTCGAACATTTCCATGATTACTCGAATTTCATCATCGGATGGACGTTTTGGCATATAATCGTTAAGATTATATAATCCGTGTGTTTCAATTGATTGACGTTCTGCTTCATTCAAAGAACGCTCTTTACGTGCCCAATTTGAAGTTGAGTAGTCAGCATATTGACCTTTTTGCGTTTTTACTAAGCGGAAATCTGTTCCTGCATCATAATCAGTTGGCAGATTTTCCATATCTGGATCCATTAATGCAGATTTCAATAGTTTAAAAATTTGTGGTCCAATAATGAAACGACGAATAGGATTTTCTGGAATCTCTTCATTCATTGGATCTGTAACTACAAATCCTTGAAAAATATATGAACGCTTTTTCCAGTACTTACGTCCCAATTCTTCCATAGATGGATCTTTGAACCAAGGACGAATTTCTGCGTGTACTGGACAAGTATCTCCCCACATTTCAACGCAAGGCATTTGAATAGTAATAGGTTTTTGTTCGCCACCCACAATGCCAGCAAAAGGCATTTTGATTACTTGGCGCTCTCGCCAAAAGAATACGTTGGTGGGATCATCATCCGGCAAGAACCTAATTACCGAAGTACTATCATTGTCCATGTTCCAGAATGGATAGATTGCATCTGATCCACGTGATTGATTTGAATTTGTTTCTGCTTTATTTTCTTGTGCAAGCAGTTTTGCACGAATTTCTGCTAGTGTTGCCATTTTACTTTTCCTTTATATTAGCCTTATTAGCCATGTTAGATTTATATTAGCTTTAGTTGTGATATGCATCATTCTCTCTAGAGCATATATACATATTACAGTATTTATTTATCATTGTCAAGCAAAAAAGGGGACCTAAGTCCCCTTTTTTAAATAAAGTTTTATTATTTTTTAGTCGAAATTATTAAATGATTTGAATGCTTCTGATAACATATCATCCATTTTATCTTCAATTGTAGTTTCTACTACATTATTAGCGATATCAGAATTTGACATTTTAACAAGTCTAGCACCCAATTCTAGTGCGTCACGTTCTATTGTTTGTGGTGCAGTTTTTACTTGTTCTGCTATATTTCTCAAAAATATTGATAATTCTGCTGCGCGATCATTACTTCTATCATGTCTACGATTGTCATCGCACGATTCTACCTGTATTCTGTTAGCCAAATCAGAAAATGTCTGTGATAAACTAGGAGTGTCACTATTTTCATCTAGTTCTGTTTTTTTGATATTGTTCATATCTAAAGTACTAGGATTAAAGGTAATATTATTAACAACTGACCCATCTTCATTGTATGCTTGTAATATATTTTTTACACGATCAACTTGATTTACTTTTTGCTTTTTTGATTCTACCGTATTTGCACGATGTACTAATGGTAGAATATCTTTTAGTGATTCTTCAAATGTTGATTTTGTAAACTTAGATACATATTCACCTAGTGCTTCCTCTGATAGTTCAGATTTCTTAACCCAGTGTGAACCGCTTTCATCATCACAATCATGCTTACAATCAGTAGTTGGTTTGTGTGGTTCGTCGCCGCAATCTTTACAAACCATCTTCTCATTACCAGCTTCNTTNAATGCNAGTGATTCTACAAATGATNNNTANCCNTTNGNNCCTTGAATACGNTTGATANNTTCTTTAACTGATTCTATTTGTCTTTTAACATTAAGAACTACATCACGATTTGCTTCATTAACAAGTCCCTGCTTATTTACAATATTAATAAATTCCTTCAATTTAACTAGAGTGGTAGTTTGTTCAATAATTGCTTCGCCAACCATATCACTTGGTACTCCGCCATTACTAACATGTCTAGCCATTGCCCTTGCACCAGATAAATGCTTATGTGGATATTTAAATCGCTCACCGTCTGAATTTTCTACAAATATAGCAGAAATATTACGTGATCTTGATCCACGTTGTTCTTCATTAACTGGCTTTTTATGTCGGATAATCAATCTGACATTTTCTAATGTCTGTCTACTTGTTTTTGTAGAGCCTTCCAATGGACTTAGTCCTTCTTCCAGTACATCATTCATTTCTTGCTCCTTATTTTTTTCTATATTAAATACATAATTTTTAGGTTCGATATGCTTGCCAAAGGTTCGAATATCGAAATCCATAAGATTACTTCTAGCTAAGTTTTTGACTAGTTTTATTAGTTTACTTACACTAGGGGTATCAATATCAACATCTTCTCCAATATGAAATTTTATTTCAGATGACTCATCATCTAAAAAAATCATAATGTTAGGATTTTGTATATAAAAATATCTAGCTTCTTCCGGTACAGCGACACTCTTACCATCCATATTAGAAAATAATTTTGGTGATAGTCCATTACCTTGTAGTATTCTCATTATTTTTTCTGCTGTATCTTTAAAATTAATTGCCATAATATTGTTTCCTTTTTAGTATTTATCAAAATACCATAGGAAGTGGTTCATCATAGTCATCATCATTATCTAAACTTTCTCCCAACAATGATTCATACTGTTCATCAAATCGTGATATAACTTGTATTTGTCTCACACATAATAATGTGGCACTAACAAGATCATCAGTCTCACCTAACTTTGCTTCATAACTTTTACCCTTAGCGACAAATGTTTTGAACTCTCTTATTAGATTTTTACTTATCGGTGTCATCTTATCACTTTCAATCCAAGATTTCATTTTCATACATGCAGTAATTTTAGTCTTATATGTTGTAGTAAACCCTTTACGTATTGACCGGCTCGCTCCTCGCTTCTTAGGCTCATGTAAAAACTCACCTGGAAACTTATCTTCATCCATTTCTTCTATGAGTATCAGTGCTGCTTCACCAAGTGAGTTATTCTCAACACTCCAATATATTTCTGGTGATTTGTTTCCCAATTCTTTTAATTCTTCTTTAATAATATGCAGAATATCATATAACGTCTTAACTTGTCCTCGCATATCAGTTTTATTATGTTGCCACTCTGCTACTTGATTCATCTCAGGTAAACTCCAAACTTGAATAGCAGCATTATCACCGCCAGTTCCCATGCAGGATCAAGTCCAACAACGTAAGTATTATTTTTCTTTATAGAATCATACCAGCGTATCTGTCCTGTTTTACGTAATGGCTCAATACCTCTAAACTGTGATAGTTTTACACTGTCAACTAATGTTTCATCAAATGCAACAAATTCACATTCGTGTTCACGTAAAAAACGTTCTACTCCAACACGTCCTTTTTCTTCACTTGCCCATTGCTCATCTCTGTCAGGATGTTCTGACCAAACTGCTTTATATGCTCTAAAACCATTAACACCAACTTGTGTTTCATTTCCAAATTCATCAACTGTCTTAATACCACCTTGCCAAATAAGAGCAAATTGATCATCGTCCAGATTTGGTGTTGATGTGATAATCGCTTTACCGCCAGTTGCTAGAGTAGGAGATATAGATGTCCAAAATTCTTTAGCAATTGTAGGTCTAACAAATGCAAATTCGTCTGCATACAATAATGAAATACTCAAACCACGCCCTGTATTCTCTGTTGTTGCCTGCGCAATGATACGTGAACCGTTGTCAAACTCAATAGACCCTTTATTATATGATATAACACCACATCTTATATGATCTGGACATAGTTCATACGCATATCTAATTCTGTGCATAATTTCTTGTGCACCACTATACTTGTGTGCTGCAATCAAAATTGTTTGATCTGGAACAAACATACCATACCATAACAAATAGCCTGCCGCAGTAGTTGACTTCCCCATCTGTCTGCCTAGCATTGAAATACTGTAGCGATAATTATGATACGAATTCACAAGTTCATCTTGATATTCATATGCTTTATATATCATACTACCTTTGGTAGGATGCTGAATTGTGAAGTATGTATTCAGAAAATAGGAAGGGTTGTCTATACATTGACTAAACTCACTTAGTTGTTCATCAGTAAATTCTGTAGTTTTGTATGCTTGCTTTGTTAGGTCTGCCATAGTAATTATATGCTCACTTAATTTATATATGTATTTAGCACAAAAAAAGCGCCCCGGAGGGCGCTTTTAATTATTTTAAATAATCAGTGATTATTAGCTATTATTATATTGATGCAGTGTTGTTCCAATTTTAACATACATTTTTGTACCATCTGAAGAAAGAATTGCATCGCTACCACCACGTACACGTTTTGTTACACCAGAATATGACATAGTTGACAAATCATATGCAGTTGTCATTGTGAATTCATGCATAGAATCTGATTCTTGACCAAACATATAAAGTTTCAATCCATCTGAACTAAATTGTAGTGTTGCAGGTGTACTGTCAATATCCCCTGCCCAATATTCATTTCCTGTTTTGTATTCAGTAGTGATATCAAATGGAGTTTCTAATACTCTTTCAACAATTCTATCTCCACGTGTATGGAATAATTTTTTACCATCATAAGACATAGTAAAGTCAGTAATATTACTCTCACCTATAATATCTTTAAAGTATGAATCTGAACGAGGTGATGTAGATTTTGTTAAAGTGGATACATCAAATGGCGTGCCAAAATCATACTGATATATTCCTCTAGGATTCCGTTCGGCTAGAACAAACATTTTTGTACCAGCGGAGTTAATATGGACTTGTTTCGCGAACCCATTAATACCTAGCGGTGACTGACCCAGTTGCGCCGCCTGGTCGAAAGATGCACTACTTATATCGTGAGCAGTAGAAAGCGTATGCTCATCGACCCTTGTACCATTTATAGTATATAATTTAGTTCCATCATCACTTAATGTTGAGCCATAAAAATATCCAGTATCATAAGACTTATTAGCATCCACAAGACTTGTTATATCTGCTGCCCAAGTTATCGAACTGCCGGTTGCAGTCACGGGAGTGTGAGCAGTACCATCTGTTCTATATATGTGTCCATATGTTGTACCTGTTGATGCCATCGCTCTGCTTCCATCTGGACTAATAAATACTTCCCACGCATCTTTGAAGCGATGTGTATTACTAGGAGTAGAAGATAATGTACTAATATCCCAAGGATTCGACATTGTATATTCACGCAACTTATCATCCTCACGCATAAATGTATATGCTTTTGTACCATCTGCACTAATTTGGAAAGAATGAGGAATATTGGTTGTTTCAAATACATGAGCATTTCCTGTCCAGTATGAAGTTGTAATATCCCATGGGGTCGAACATATATACTGTCTTACCGTTTTGCCAGTGGCATAATATACATTAAATATCTTGCCATCCGGTGAAAACTCAATGTTCATCAGGCTTGTAATTACACTGGTAGCAGTAGTCAGTGCTGTGTAAACTGCAGTGGAAAGATCGTGAGGCGTACTCATTACATAATGATAAAGTTTATTATCAAAATCAATAGCATACAAATTAGTACCATCCGGTGATACAAATATATTGTATAAGTAGTCCGTTAGATTACTAAGTGTCGTTGAACTTTGACCATTAGTGCCACTAACCGCACTACTTATATCGTGTGGAATACTCAATTCGTACTGATGTACTCTTTTATTAGTACTGAGGATTTGATATAACTTTGTGCCATCATTTGAAACAAATTTAGTATGATATAAACTGCTGTGAACTTTCTTATCATCAATAATATTATCAAAATCAAAGTTCCAAGAAGTATCATATCCAACTGGCGTAGCAATAGCAGGCAAATTGACTACGGTGTCATCAATTCTATATTCAATTAATACGTCACCGCTTCTAGAAATTATTATATCGCCATTAT